CCCTAAAGAACTCATTATTAAGAGATACTCTTTTGCAACTGCATCGTCAGCAATGATAACATCATCACCTAATACACAGTAAAGAGCAAAATTAGATTTCCCGCAACGTAGTGCTGAACAGATAACTATAATGTGGTGAGTCAAGGCTAACATCCCCCAACTAGAATAGGCCCCCATAGGTTGACCAACGCTATATCTATAATCCTTTCCTCTGAAATGCCAAGAGAATGATAGGAGTTTAATCCAATCGTCCCCAAGCCTTTCTCGGAATAAATTAAGGATATCGCCTTGTAAACGTATAGGGAGTCTATCGGTAGCGGAAGATAAGTCGAAACTGTAGAAAACTTGACCGGTAGGGACTTTCTCGATTAATCGATTAAGTACTCCATCCTGATCAAACGTTCCATCAACTTCGGACATCTCTCTCAACAGATTGAAGATGGCGTTGTGTAATGGCTTTAAAGCTGATTGAATCCATGCGTTGCACATTGCAACGACACGGGCTTTACCAGCTTGGTCATACACGACTCCTAATTTACCAATATTAAGATGAATTCTTTCTAAGGATTCATTCAATATGATCATAGGCAAAAAGCCAATGGCCATAATGAAAGTGAGCCAAATTAGAAACCCCCTAGCATCAATGTGACGTCGGGTGAAAACCCACAGTCTTATGAAAACTTCAGGGTGACTGATGAAGGCAAGGGCATCAAGGGTATAACCCCAAGTTGCCTTACCAACATTAGGTCCAGCTTTCTCTGATCGGATATAGCGTAACTTCCCTTTTTGGAAGTGACCGCGTGGTAATTCTTTAATAGCCTCAACCAAGAGGTTGTTGGGTAGTGTCTGGGTTGTACCAGAAAATTGATCAGTTACCGAATCAAACGACTACTTAGGCTTGGTAGGAAGTACCCTGAACTAAGAAATTAGTGTAAGAATACAAACTATCATCTTACGATTATCAGAGAGATCCATGATTAGGATATCCCTAAGTCCTCTTGGAATAATAGTAGGTAGGCCTCGCTTATCAACCCTAACGATAACTCCTTTTACAAAGTTAACCTCTGGGTGACCAGCTAGAAAGTGGATAGTCTTCCTCAAAACTTCCTTTAAATAAAAGAAAGTAAAGTTTGGACCAGACCTTTTAATTAAGGTCTTTATCCTGCTTTCCATGGTATATATATCTTCCCTAAACTTC